ATGATTGTATTAGATTATAGATATTCAGATAATTTTATCACAACTTCAATTACTTATGTCAAATACCAATTATGAAGACAATCTTCAATTATTAATCAATTATCACGCCACTAAAGATATAAGAATTAGAAACAAGATTGTTATTAACAACATGGGACTAGTCCATAAAGTTGCTCATAAAATGACCTTCTGCTGTGACCTACCCTATGATGATTTAGTCCAAATTGGGGCAACTGGATTAATTAGGGCAATTGAGAGATTTGACCCTGAAAAGAAGTGTAAATTATCAAGTATTGCAGTCCTATTTATCAATGGTGCAATTCTACAATTTATCCGTGACAAAGGGCGTTTAATCAAAGTTCCTAGAACACTACAAGAAACTCACCAAAAGATTAAACGCTATGCACAAAAGCACGGCGTTACCTATGAACAAGCTGCTTTATCTCTTGATATTCCATTGGACTTAGCTAAAGAATGTGCAACGGCGTGTAATCAGCATAATTCAGAATTACCGGAGGCTTTGACGGATGAACGACAGGAGGAACTGGATAGAATCACGCCATTGATAAACCAGTTGCCGGAAATACACGCCGCAATTATCAACGGACTTTACATTAATAAAATACCGATTGGGGAACTTGCCAGACTTCACGGCATGGGGTCCAGGAAGATCCGCCAAATTGAAAAAGAGGGATTGGAAAAGTTACGCGCCATTGCTGACGGGCGTGTTAAATGTCCTAGATGCCAGAGTTACAACACCGTTAGGCGTGGCGTTAGGTATTCTTGCAAAAGTTGTAAATATTGGTTTAGGGTCAATCCCAAGCCGACCGCGCCTGTCGGTTTTGATATTGAATTAAAGCTAAAAGTTATTGAAGCAATTGAGCTTGGAAAATCTTTGCAGTGGTGTGAGATATTTTTGGGCGTAGACTCCACAACCGCTTGTAAATGGCGGAAAAAATATGTTATTGATAAATCTATAAATCTATTGATTACCCGGCACATGGCACTATCTGAGCAATGGCAACTGACCGCAAAGTTTGCTGATTTAGCAGATTTTATAGTTAAAAAATGCCCTGCTACTGTGGAACGCGAAGCGGCGTTAGAGGCGTTGACTGTGGCAATGTCAAAATCACAATTGGCTTGTTCTGTGACGACGGCGGTTAAATCTACGACGGCGAAACCTGGAAAATAGTAATTGCGATCGCTGTCACAAGATGGCGATTTTTTATTAATGTGCAATTATTGAGTTAGTTGCTAATAGGAATTACTAAATTGAGATGGGAGAAATTACCACGCCCTTGGACTAAAGAACAATGTCGCCGCCGCTATGTTGAGGCTGATGATGACATAGGAATTAGGGGACTTGCGGACGCATCTGGACAGTCAAAGGGGACGGTTGAGGGCTGGGTAAAACGAGAATTGTGGCTAGATCAGAGGCGACAGTACCGCGACACCCTCAAGACGACCATTCAGGAGAAGACTATTGAAAAAACATCTGAGAAAATATCAGATGAATTGTCAGATATTGTTATTGAAAACTACAAAGTTCACAAATTAGCGAGGGATTATGTTGCTAAAATTATTGAAGTTAAAGCTCGACAATTAGCTGAAGATTTAAAGTTAGTTGGTGAGGAAAAGAAGAAGGCGATCGCTCAACATAACGCGGCGGAAGTTAATCAATGGTCACAGGCGTTAAAACGGTCAACAGATGCCATTAATGAGGTGAGGGGTATTAAATACTTCATTGACATTAATGCGGCTGCTGACAAGCTATCTAGGGAAGGTTACGAAATAATAGATCCAAGCGAGAAACCAAATGAACAAACAGACGATTAAGCGTAGTCAGATTGAGGAATGGGATATTGACAGATTAATGGCGTATAAACACAACGCCAAATTACATCCTGATTCCCATGTGGATCAGATAGCAAACTCCATTGAGGAATTTACATTTTTAGATCCGGTGGCAGTTGATGAGAAGGGAGAATTGTTAGAGGGTCACGGACGGCTTTTAGCAGCTAAGAAGCGAGGCGACACCACTATCCCAGTGATTCAGGTAACGGGACTGACTGAAGCCCAAAAAGTCGCCTATAGGTCAACTCATAATAAATTGACCATGAACACAGGATTTGACCCGGAAATGTTAAAGATTGATTTTGAGTTTTTGCAGGATGAAGGATTTGATCTGGATTTGACCGGGTTTAGTGAGTTGGAGTTGAGTTTTTTGGATGAAGAGGAAGAGGAACAAGAACCCCAAGAATATAACCCAGAATCATCAGCAAAAGAAGTTGATGTAGATGAGCTTGAATTTGAGCATGAGTGTCCAAAATGTGGTTTTGGTTTCAACGGTAAAAAATGACAAATCCTATCGCCTGGTATTTGAAAGATTTAAAAACCATCCCACAGAACGGATTAAAGGTAATGTCAACTTTTAGTTGTGGCGGAGGTTCTAGCATGGGTTATAAGTTAGCGGGTTGTGATGTGATTGCAGCTAATGACATTGACCCTGAAATGGCTTATCACTACAAGCTAAACCTCAAGCCTAAATATTATTTTCTGTGTCCAATTAAAGATTTACTCAAGACAAAATTACCTGATGAATTATATCATTTAGATATATTAGATGGTAGTCCACCCTGTAGCGTTTTCAGCATGGCAGGGAGTAGAGAGAAGGCATGGGGCAAAAAGAAGCATTTTAGAGAAGGTCAAGCTGAACAAGTTTTAGATGATTTATTCTTTGATTACTTGGACTTAGTTGAGTATCTAAAACCTAAAGTAGCAATTGCTGAAAATGTCAAGGGGATGCTACAAGGTAACGCCAAAGGCTACTGTAAAATGGTGATTGACAGGCTTAGAAAGATTGGGTATAAACCGCAATTATTCTTGATCAATGCTGCTGATTGTGGAGTACCACAGAAGCGAGAACGGGTATTTTTTATAGCATTGCGTGATGATATTGATAAGCCTAAATTAGTGTTAGCTCCTAAACATAGATGGATTAGCACAGGTGAGGCAACAAGTGACTGTGAGAATGTTTCTGAAAGTTCGCTAAGCCCAATTCACGCTAAGTTATGGGAATTTATTAAAGAAGGTGAAAGCTTATCTAATTATTATGAGCGAACAGGGCAAAAAGCTCGTTCCTTCTCAGAGCAAAAAGTAAATTCAAAAACACCAAGTTGCTCACTTACATCAAGTCCATATCATTTTTTGCACTGGCAATATCCCCGCTATTTAAACTATTCAGAATGGAAACGCCTTGGTTCATTCCCTGATGATTACCAAGCCAAAACCGATAAAATAGGCAAATACATGATAGGAATGAGTGTGCCACCACGCATGACTGAACAGGTGGCAAAAGCAGTTATTCAACAGTGGTTATAATGTTGCTTATCGAAACCATGTTGCAACTGTTTGGAATACCTATAAATTGTGTTATAATTATCATGTAATCCCTCGCCGGATGGTGTTATCAGCACCGAGTCCGCAGGGAAAGTAACCTGATCCAGAGGTCACATGAGTAATTTAGCAGTTTTTCAGTTTGATTCGCAATCTATTCGTTTTATTGATGGTAAACCCATAGCCAATGACGTTGCTACCGTTTTAGGCTACAAAGATCCTGCTAATGCAATTTCTAGGAAGATAAAAGACAAGAATAAAGGTGTTTGTAAAATGCAAACACCTGGTGGAATCCAGTCTGTGACAGTCTTAGAAGAGCCTGGAATTTATCAGTTGATATTTGGTTCAAAGTTGCCTTGCGCTGAAAAATTCCAAGATTGGGTATTTGAGGAAGTGCTACCAACTATCCGTAAAACTGGACAATATGCGATCGCTCACCAAATACCAAAAACCTATTCTCAGGCGTTACTAGAAGCCGCAAAGTTAGCTTAATCAGCAGAAGCCCCACGTCTCACTCTTAGGAGCGTGGGATGAATGCGCGTGAGTTGAGTTGCGTAGCCCAAATTGTATTTGAGCGTAGCGAAAACAAAGAAGGCTACAGCGACGAAACGAACAAAATATTGATTTTATGTTATTATAAAAAAGTAGGTGTAGTCCAATTAAATGCAGAAATGCAGCCTACAAAACAAAAAACAAATCTCAAAACCAAAGAACCGTGGGGCGCACGGTCTTAAAGCTCAGTTAATGTCCTCATAGAGGAGTCACTGAGAAGCCCACACTCACCTGAAAGGGAGTGTGTGGAGTACGTCACTTAAGGTAGGGTGAGGAATTACATTATTTTGTTTTGGAGCAACAAAATGAGCAACTATCAGAAGCAGTTGATGAGTTGTTCAATTATTCCTCTATCGTTCGTGTAGCCAAATTTAACGGTATCTCAGAAACTCGGTTTAAGTGGCACAGACTCAAAACTGTATCAAATCAAATGGGACTGGAAATCAAAAAAGTACCATGCCCAAGGTTTGTTGAGAAAAATTTATACAGCCACGATGCTTGGCGTGTCGCTTATCCTGGTATCGCATTACCGGAAACAACTACACTGGTTATTCAAGCGGTAAAATAGTCAATTAACAGCAACTAATCAAAAACCCTGGACTATTATTTGTCTAGGGTTTCTTATTGTAAAACTTCTGAATCCTCCTATAATTCCTCTGTAGCATCTTAGTAAATGCCGGGGTGTTGTGATTCTTCCATTCTGGATCTGTCGGGTGAACAATCCAATTTTTAGGACTATGGCAGATATATTTATGACAGTGAAAACACGAGGGGAAAATGTTAATGCCGTACCTATCCCCCGACTTACGATAACTAGAGTGATGCACCTGTTCCGACTTATTAACCAAGCACACCGTACAAAGTCCATGAGTTCTAAGGTGTGCTTTTCTGCATTTCTTCTTATGCTTTTTCAGGTTGCCATAACGGGCTTTATAATTAGGCATATTTAAGATAATTTATTATGATTTTTCCATCCCCTGCCAGATTAAATCCTAAGAACAAGATCAAGACACAGCAAAATACCAGAGCGAGGGTAACGCCGGCTGCTGGTGCAATTACAATCTTTGATAAGTTCACGCCTAACCCCGGCGGACAATCTGAATTTCTGGAGTTGGCAGGATGGAACACGCCCGATCCGTTAGATCATAGATGGGTTGGTGCAATTGGGGGAATAAATAGCGGTAAATCCTTTGCTGGTGCTGTATGGGCGTGTACCAGGGCATTACTTGACCCCAAAGCACGGGGCATGATTACCGCCAACGATTACGGGCAATTAAGCCGCGCCACGCTGGTAACGTTGGTTGAAGTTTGTCGCCTGTTCAATATCCCTCTTGAACCTTGGAGAGAATCACCGGAAGATCAGGCACTAGCGATCGCTAATTGTCAACGATGCTACATAGGACATCAGAAGGCGTTCGTTTACGTGATATCTGCCAACAATTTCGCAGGGAAAACACAAGCGGGGCGGGGTTTGCAGATTAGATGGGTTTGGGCTGATGAATTTGCCTACGCATCGGAACAGGCATTTTTAACTATTGATGGACGGCTGGGGCGTGGACCGGGTGAGATGAAAGGACAAGGGATAATGACGACTTCACCCGCCGGGTACAATTACGTTTACCACAAATTTGGCGACCCTGCTAGGGAAGAGAAGATACAGAAACTTTACAAGATGGCTTCTTTATCCTCACTGGAGAATATTCACTCAGGCGAGGATTATGTAGAGTCGCTGAAAGCCAACTATACCGATGAAATGTATCTTCAGGAGATTGAAG